ATCCACTACCCAGCCATACATGGCAGGAACCGCAATCATCCGGGCCCACGCGATCAACCCAAAATTCACGCCCGTTTACCTTCAGCGTGTCCAGACGTTCCAGCCCGCTTACATCCGATGAGTTCACAAAAAACGTCGGCTTGGTTCCGTCAATTCTGATCCCCGCTTCTGCGAAACCGATGTTCTCTGGATCGTCAAAGACCCCGCGGAGCGTGACGCCGGATAAAGATCCAGAGGTTATCCTTGCCTCTGCGCCCATCACTCCACGTATAGTGGTATCCGCGCGCGCCATCGCTTCATCAAAAAGATTATCGAAATCAGCCATTAAGCCCCCTGTCAGACTTCCCGGGCCAGCCTCTGAGAAATCAGTTCGGTAGCCTCCGCGTCGGTCACGCGAATAACGACACCAGGCTCAACAATAGAGAGGGACTCGTTGCGTGTGGCGTGAAGTGCATCAATGTGCAAGGTCACCAGTGTCTCAACCGCCACCAGCTCGCCGGGCTCATTTGACGCAGGATTCTCGGTAATAGAGCCAGAGGTGTTCTCTGGCCCGGGCTGGCCCGAGGTGCTGCCAGCAGTAGTGCTGGCAACGGACACCTCAGCGCCCTCTTCTCCGTCTTCGTCGAGTTCCTCTTCGAGCTCAGAAATACGTAACGTAAGCTCCTGGATGGTGCCTGTGACGTTGACCTCACGATCAAGCTTTACGCCCAGCTCTTTCAGTCGGGCGATAAGGGTTTCTTTTTCTGTCATGGGAAATACTCCAGAAATGTGGCCCAACAGGGCCACTGGGGAAAGTTATGCCAGCTTGACTGAAACGAACGCGTCCGGATCTGGCAGCAGCATCAGCGGAGCTGACTGAATCATGGTGAACTCGCGAGCCGGGTCGCCCGTTTGCACCCAGTTTTTCGGATAGCGCGTTGAAGCATTAATGCCTTCGCGCTGTGCATCTGCATCCAGAATGCAGCCATAGGTACGCAGACCGCGCGCCTGGGTATTTCCCAGCACCATTGTCAGATCCGGCAGGTAGTTCTTTTTGACGTCATCCTCGATGTACTGACCGGAGTACACAACGATGGCAACGTCGCCATACATCCCCTTATATGAGACGGCCATTCCCAGGTCTTTTACGGCGGTTTCGAGCTCAGAGCTTGAACCGCGACGCGTATCCAGCTTTTCCTTCACCGCGTCAAAGGAGCGGAACAGCGCCCAGCCCTTTGGATCGAAGACGATAATGTTGACCACACCGCTGGCGTTAAGCGCGTACGCTTCAATATCATCGGTCGGGTCGTACGTTTTTTTGTCGCGAGAAGACCAGGCAGCTGCACCCGCCTGGGTGATGTTGTTACCGGCACTGCGTCCCATATCAACTTCAACCGGCTCAAACGCTTCCCCGGTCATGGTGTATTTACCACTGAGGACTGCAGCAACGGCCTGCTTTTCTTCTACCTGCGCAATTGCAAGCTCTTCATCTTTCATGTTCTGAAGAATGATGCGTCGGCGGCGATAGGCAGGGTCGGCCAGATTCTGTGGATCTTCATCAGGCAGGCGGCGGAGGGTCATCAGCGGATTCACTTCGTGTTTTGGCTTCACATACCCCGGCGTAAATTCCGACGTGCTGCCACCACGGGAACGAATCACTTTCCCGGAGACAATCGGCGATACGTACAGCGCCATATTGACCATGCCCGGAATTTGCGACAGGTAGACTTTTTCTGTACTGAAGGGATAAGTTTCGCGAAAGAAGATACGCAGGAAGAGCGGATCGAACTTGAATTTCTTCTCATTGACCGCCAACAGTTGGGCCGTTGTGTAAATTGACATAGATGTTTCCCGTAAAAAAAGCCGCGATGGCGGCTTCTGTGGATGATGGTTAGTGTTAAGTCGGATGTCAGACGATACTGATGGCTGTACCTGCGAATGCGTTGCGTTTGATGTGTTCATCCGTCACCGCATCCGGCCAGAGCACATCTTCAATACGGAAAGAGCCGGACTTATAGAATGCCAGCTCAGTGCTGCTCTGGTCGGCAGACACCGCCAGAACGCCACAGGCAGCCCCCGCATGCTGGCCATCCCAGACGGTCAGCTTGCCGGAAGTGGCATCCAGCATCAGGGGCGTCATCGCCGGTACTGCTTTCGTCAGTTCACCAGGTGCAAAACCGGTATGCGCCGGATCACTGTTCCCGAGGGGCTGATTGTGCGTAAATTGTTCAGTGTTAGACATGTTGACCTCTTAAACAGGCGTATTTAACAAATCGTCACCCGCTTCGGCAGAAGCGCTACCTGCCGTTATGGTGCCGGGTGCGGTTTCCATCAGACGATCCAGCGCGGTATCCGTACGCGCCTGAGCACTCAGAGGAGCCGCGGCAAGGATGCGCTGGGCACTTTCCACCGTCATCCCGGGCGTTTCCGCCAGCGCGCGCGCCTGTGATTCACGCCCTTTCGCCTCTTCACAGTTCAGGATCCCCATAATGCGACCGTTTTCGGCTGCGACCGCCGCTGCCACCTGGCTGCTGATATCAACAGTTGCGCCCGCTGCAGGGTCAGTAACGACCGCAGCAGGCACGTCAACGGTGGTCACGGTCTGGTCAGCAGATGCTGCTGGTTGAGTGGTATCTGCGGATGCAGTAGTACCTTTCATGCTTCCTCCTCGGGAAATCATCGTTCGTTTGTTAATTGCATCGCGCATAACGTTCAGCGCATCCATGTTGTTGACCAGCTGCTCCGCCAGGCCGTTGTCAACTGATTCCTGGCCTGAAAACACAGCTGCTTCAGTATCAAGAACGGCCTGAACCGACATGCCGGTATAACCCGCCACCTTTTCAGCGAACATCTGCCGGGTAGCGTCGATACGCGCCTGAAAATCTGCGCGTACCTCTTTGGGTAATTTCTCGTAGGGGTTCCCGTCCACCTTGTGATCGCCGCTGTAAATCAGCGTGACCTCAACGCCGCTGGTTTTAAGGGCGGCGCCGTAATTGCTGTGGGCCATCATGACCCCGATGGATCCCGTTCTGGCCGTCTGGGTCACAAGCCGACGTGATGCCGCACTGGCAATCAGCTGGCCAGCGCTGCAGTTCATATCGTTGGCTAACGCCCAGATGGGTTTGATATCCCGCATGCGGGCGATGATGTCCGCACAGTCAAAGGCACCCGCCACCATTCCACCTGGCGTATCCATATCCAGAAGAATGCCGTCTACACCCGGATCGCTGATTGCCTGCTGGAGGCGGGCGATGATGCCGTTGTACCCCGTCATCCCCGAATACGGCTGGAGTGAGCGGGTTTTACTGACCAGCGTCCCGGAAACAGGCAGCACCGCGATACCATCAGTAACCTGGTAGCTTCGCGCTGGTTTTGGGCCCATGTCCTCATCATCACCAAAGAGAGCCAGCGGTTCAGCCATCTGCTCTGCACCTAGCGTCACGCCCGACACGGTGTCGGTCAGACGGGTGATACCTAACTGACCAGCGAGAGCACAAAAGAAAACCCGCGCATAGGCGGGTTCAAGTAAAAGCGGCTCATTGAAGGCCATACTGGCAATGTGCGGGAGATTACGCAGCTCTGGCGTCATCGGTCCCCTCCTCATTCGATTTTTTCAGTCCAGACTCAAAGGCCGAAGCCGCCCACGCTGGCGGTTTAAGTCCCGCTGCGCGACGCTCCATCGTTTCGCGAACCTGCTGGGCAAAGATTTCCTGATAATCTTCCCCCCGTTTGGCGCATTCCTTCTCATAGGTGCTCAGCCCAGCCTCAATGAGCATGACAGCCTCCTGCACCTCCTTCAGACCGTCAATGGCCATTCTCCCGGAGCCGATCCAGTCTGCATTTCCCCAGGCGCTTCTCGCCTCCTGAAAACTGAATCGGGCTTTAGACGGTAGTGTCACCACCCGGCGAACAATGGCCTCTTCCAGCCAGCATAAAAACATCTGACAGGCCTGGCGGGAGGCAACAAATTTGCGGCGCCCCATAAAGTACGCCCAGGACTCGTTAGCACTGGCGCGGGCGGTGGAATAACTCATCTGCGAATAGTTGCGAGAGAGTTGCTCATACGACACACCCAGCCCTGCAGCAATGTAGCGCAGCAGAGATTGTTCAAACGTCGAATAGCCGTTATCAGTATCCTGCGCTGACTGAAGATTCAGGGAGTCGCCCGGCATCAGATGCGGCACCTTCGCGCCGCCGAGACGAACCGGCGCAGCGGTATAGTACGAGGCCATCTCCCCCAGCCAGCCGGTCATCTTGCTTTGCTGCTCTTTACTGTCTGAGCCGAGAATAAAGTCCATCGCGGTTTGCGTATCCAGCTCACTTTCAATCGTGGCGGCATACATCGCCTTGACAATCGCGCTCTGGAGCTGCGTATTCTGCAGTGTATCGAGCATTTTCATTTGCTCCATGACGCTGTAAAACACGTTAGCACCGCGTGTCTGCCCATCTTCCAGGGGTTCAAATACGTGGATAAAGGAAGGCCGCCCGCCTGGCAGCTCACGCGGGATGTAGGTCCACTTCTGCGCCATCCACCCCGGATAGCCATCTTCGCTGACGTAATATCCCAGCGCGGCGCCACTGTCATTTGTTCT